TTCTATCTGTTAATGCGGCATCATTTTTTAATAAAAAGAAACCATTAGTTCCATAAGTTACACCAGTTGGATTTGTCTTTATTTTCCACGCACCAGTCGTGGCATCTGTTTCGCCATAAGTACTTGCATCATAACAATACCCATCTGTAACATGGATATGTGATATAACACATGCATTACAAATACTTGAACCCTCTCTTAAAGAACCAATTAATTGAGTAATATCTGTTCCAAAAAAATTATATGTAGCATTTTGTGCAGGATAAGTTGAAGTAGAAAAACTTGTTTCTAAAACTCCATTAATATAAATTTTAATTCTATCTGCTGCAGTTGCTTGACTTGAATCATATGCAATACATATATGGTAAAATGCAGATTGATCTCTTAGTAATCTATTTGTTTCTACTCGAAATTGATAACCACCATCATAATAAGCTACTTGTAACTTATCATCAGACGTCACAAATATTCCTCTTAAATTTCCAGTAGTATCAGATTTTGATGAACAATATACTGGTTGAGATTGACTATTGTTAGAATACATCTGCTTAACCCAAGCAGAAGCACCCCATTTAGTTTGGCTTCCTGCTGAGGATATAGTTCGTTTTAATTCTGTAGTTGGTGCTATTGCTGTCATAATATTCTAGTTAAATTGTCCTCCTCCTGATGCGCCGTGAGATATTGTAATAGTAAACGCACGGTCTGCTGTTTGGGCCTGTGCATCTGTTGCTCGTATAGTAAAGCTATACGTAGTTGTAGCAGTTGACCCTGACTCAGTACCAGATATTACACCGGTTCCTGCATTAATACTTACACCACCTGGAAAAGTTCCAGATGTTTTAGCATAGCTTGTAGCATTTGTTGCTGCAACTGTAAAGTTGACACTTCCTGTTGCGGCCACTGTTCCTAAACTACCTGCAGAAGTTGTCCATGAAGGTAAATCTGATACAGTTAATATTGCTGATCCTGATCTTACAGCTAATCCATCATTGTTTTCAATTCTAATAAAATATGTACCATCTACTGGTAATGTAAAGTTTGCCGTAATAGAACTTGCACTTGTAAATGTTACAGAATTTGCAGTTACTATTGCTCCTGTTGAAGAATTAATTGCATCAACAAAAGGAACTTCTTGAAAATTAGCTCCAGCTATAACTACGTTTGTTGCATCATTTGTAACAACCGAAGGAGTAACTGATGAAATTGTAGGTTTTGTTTCTGTTACTGTTGCAAAAGATAAAGTCCCTGATCCATTAGTAGTTATTGATTGACCATTTGATCCATCAGCTACTGGTAATTTTAAAAATACACCTGTGTTAATTGTAGATGAATTATGATTTACAAAATTACCCATGTTCGCGTGTGATGAACATTGGTAGTATAAAACGTTTGGTGTATCATTATCAACTGCAATAGTTGTGTGTGCACCAGCATTACCTGGTGTGCCTGATGTTGTTACACCAGTTGTAAATTGAGTTCCTTTTGATACGTTGTTATAAAATCTTAATGGGTGTGTAGCGTTTGATGCATCTGATTGATCAAACTTGTAGTAGTATGGTTTGCCTGTATCATTACCTTTTAATTCAATAATAGGTGTTTCAATACCATTTACTTCATAACCTAATGTGCTTCCAACACTGTAATATGGAGAAGCTGCGGTTTTAGTAATAACTTTAACTGTAAATACTTTTGGACTTGTTGAAGAAAAATAAGTTCCTTCAAATCCTCCACCACCAGAATCTTTACTAATAATTAGATTACCAGCTTGATCTTGTATTGTATCTACTTTTAAAATTGATGCCATAATTAAAATGCCGTTGTTGGTATTGACTCTCCTACGTTTGCTACAAATGGATTCTTAGCCCAAGCCCAATACAAATAGTCATCTCCTGCTCCAGCAGCGTTAACGTCATCATCAACACCTCTTATTTTAAAACCAGTAGATAAAATATCAATTGAGTTAACATTGCCTGTTTGTTCAGTGCTACCAGTTATTTTAATTCTATAGTCTGTTCTATTTCTAGCTGGTCTTTTTCTATCTAACATACTCCAGTTAGAACTATTTCTATCAGATGATTTTATTATAACTAATTCAGGTTGAAAACCAGTATAACAATATGGACCATCAGCATTACCTGTATTCGTATAACTTCCAAATTTACTGTAACCCTTTATTTCAGCAAAACAAAAAGCTAAAACATCATGATCAGAAGTTCCCCAAAATGTGCTAGTTTGTGTAAAAACTGAAGTTGTTGGAGCTGTACTACTATTCATAAAACCAGTGCTAGTTTGTGCATTATTAGTATCATTTGGAACTAAATACGCTCCGCCACCTAATTGTTCATGATAAGCATACCAACTATCTGCGTTAGATATGTTTTTAAAAAATATAGCTTTAGGAACTTTACCTAGTCCATGACCCATAGTTGAGTTTGCAGCTAAACTACTTTTATTAAATTTAACTATAGAAAAACCTGCTGTTGTGTTAGCTGTAACAGTAGTAGCTATTGAACCATCATTATTAGATGAACCAGTAGCACCACCTGCTTTCCAGTTCCAAGATACATAAGTACCAGAGTTAGTGTTATAAAATCCGTCTGTAGATGCAAAAGTAAAACCATCACTATTAAAACTACCTAATGCTGGTGTTCTTTCAGCACTAGTATCTGATGGCTCTAAACCTTTTTTATTAGCTAGTATAGATTGAAAACAATAGTGATCATGAGATGCATCTCTTGATTTAATCCATATCCAATCAGGTTGAAATCCAACTCCTGTAATTGCTTGTGTTGCTGAACCGTCACCAGTGTAAAGTTTAGTGTTCATGTGTAAGCCGGGTTTTGAAATTGCTGCAAATGCCATAATTATATCCTATCCATAAGTATTTAGATTCTTTGTATTTAAACCATAAAACCCAGTTGGGCAATCATATTCCCAAACTGAATCGTCTCCAGTGCTTGATGTTCCTGCTGAAGACACCGGGGTTGTTGAAAAATATCCATTTCCAAAATTAAATTCTCCTTTGTTACCATCATATCCAGACGTTGCAGGAAACCATTCATTACTAGCAGAACCAATACCTGTCCAAGCAGAGTTTGTAGTTGTTCCAGCTGCTATTTCAGAAATTGTTGCTGAGTTTTGCCATGTTCCATTTTTTGAAAACCAAAGTGTTCGTGTGTCTGCATTAAAAGCTACACCAACAATATCGTTTGTTGTAAAACTGTTTCCATAAGAAGAACCTGAACCATTATAATATTTTGAACCATTAGCAGCATAATAAGAAAATCCATTATTGTCATGCCCTGGCCAGTCTGATGGATCTCTTGAACCTATTCCTGTTGGATCTCTAACTATACCAATCATAAGATTAGCACCACCTGTATTATTAGCAAATTTCATTTCCCAATACCATTTGCCTTTATTCATGGACCAAGCTCCAAAGTTTGTTTTGTTGTTTGTATTCCATTCAATTTTTGTATTAGCCATAGTAAATGTTGAAGCTTGATTTTGATTATCCAAAACATTCATAGTCATAAAATTGTTTGATGGTGTGTCTATTGATTGTTTTAGACTTCCATTAACTGTGTAATTATTTGTTTGACCAGAACTATCTAAACCTAAACTGCCAGAGTTTTCAAATTTTAAATGAAAACCATTTGTACCCCAAGTAAGTCCACTTGGTGATTTAAATTTCCACATACCACTAGTAGCATCTGTAGAACCAAATGATGTTGGAGCTAAAGCTGCACCATCTACCATAGCAACATGACTTAAATAACCTTCAAAATAAGTACTTGTGCCTTTTCTTATACCTATATTAGATTCTATGCCATTTAAATTAAATGCTGTATCATAGTTTTGTGATGGATATGTTGCTTCAGCAAAAGAAGTTTCTTGTACTCCGTTTACATAAAGTTTTACTCTATTTGCTTCTGTAGCTTGTGTAGTATCAACAGCAGCAACAAGATGATAAAAAGCATTTGTATCTCTAAATTTTCTATTTGTATGAACTCTAAAATCTTTATTTCCATTAGAAGCATAACCAGATATATTTAATTGGTCATTTGTATCAAATTTAAATTGAGCTATTTGATCTGAGCTATATTGTCCAGCAGTAACCATATAAGCATAGTCATAACCTAATTTTGATCTTTTTACCCAAGTTGAAATAGTAAATGTTTTTCTATTTCCCGCTGATGATGGTGTTTTATTTAAATAACTATCTGCCATAATATTATCCTAGTTAAATTGCCCCGAATTATTTGCACCAAATGTAAATGTTAGAGAAAAAGCTCTATCAGCTGTTTGCCCTTGTGCATCTGTTGCACGAATTGTAAAACTATATGTTGTATCACTTGTAGCACCCGACTCAGTTCCAGTCAATGTTGAGGTTCCTGATCCACCAGAGTTTAATGTAATACCACCAGGTAAAGTTCCAGAAACTTTAGCCATTGATGTTGAGTCTGTTGCTGTTAAATTTATAGTTCCAATATTGTCTCCGCCAGAAAAAGAACCTAGCGACCCTGCTGAAGTTGTCCATGCTGGAACATCTGATACTGTTAATAAAGCTGTACCACTTCTTACTGCATTACCATCATTGTTTTCTATTCTTAAAAAATAAGTTCCATCAGTTGCTAGTGTAAATGTAGCTACTATTGTACTTGCATTTGTAAATGAAACTGAATCAGCAGAAGTAATAGATCCAGTTGAATTAATTGCTTCTACGATTGGTACTGAAATAAAATTACCACCTGAAATTGTAATTGCTGTTTGAGCGTTTGTAACAACCGTAGGACTAATAGATGAAATTGTAGGTTTTGTTTCACCTACAGTTACACTTCCACCAAGATTAACTGCGGAACCATTGATTGTAATCGCTGAGTTTGCCAAAGCAGCGTTTTGAATAGCACCACCTGACGTTGCTGTAAATGTACCACCAACAGTTAAGTTTGCACTAGCAGGTACAGTTATTGTATCGCCAGCATCTCCGAGTTGTACTCCTGTTCCTGATCTAGGTGTTATTTTATTTACTTTTACTTCACTCATATATTATCTCGCATTAGCCACAGTATCATTAGTGCCGACCAGGGACTGCCCAAACGCAGCATAAACCATTGTATCACCGTTTTCATTTACGTGACTACCAGTTGTTCTTATTTTAAATCCATTAGATAACATGTCTAATCTTATAGATGTATCTTGTACATCACTAGCATTTGCATATATTCTATAATTTTTTTCATTATAACCTAATCTTTTATCATCAAACATTTCCCACATTTCACCAGAATCTGTTTTATTTTTAATTAAAATAAAAGAAGGTCGAAAACCAGTGTAAACAAACGCTCCGTTAGCATTACCGTTACCCTTGTAGGCTGAAAATTTTGAATAACCGGGTTTTTCTGCAAAAGCGTAAAACACAGGAGTGTAACCACTTGCATTACCATAGTTTCCACCACTTAAAGTAAATACAGAAGCAGATGGTGCAACATTATTCATCCAACCATCTGTTGTTTCTGCTGAAGTTTGGTCAAGATACATAGCTTTTGTAGCACCCATATTTTGATGATAAACCGCCCAGTTGTTACTTCCATTTCTTGTTTTTACTATAAGCATAGCTGGTGCAACTCCTAACCCATGACCAACTGTAGCACCAGCAGTAGCATTTGCAGTATAAGTTCCAACACTAAATCCTGCTGTTGTATTTACTGATACAGTTGAAGTTATAGTTCCATCAGAATTTGATGAACCTGTGCCTCCTGCTTTCCAATTCCAACCAACATATGTTCTACCTGAACTTCCATTAAATTGATCTGAAGCTCCTAAAGTAAATCCATCTGCTCCAAAAGCTGTTAAACCATCTGCTACTGTTGATTCAGATCCATTGCTATTAGATGATAGAGTTTTAGTTACTCCTCTAACTACATCTGTCCAAGCGTGATTTTCAGCAGAACCTGCTCTATTTTTTATCCATGTAAGATCAGGTTGAAATCCAACTCCTGTAATTGATTGTGTGCCTGCGTTCCCATTATAGATTACTGTATTCATGTTAACTTTAGCTTTATTTATAGTTGTGTAGGCCATTACTTATTAAGTCCTTTCGTTGATAACGCGGTATAGCCCGCCGGAACATCGTACTCAAATACCCCGTTATTACTAGCATTAGTTCCTGCACTAGCTACGGCCGTAGTTCCAAAATATCCGTTCCCAAAGTTAGCTGACCATGTATTTGTTCCTGGGTTAACCCAATCTCCTGCTGCAAAGTGATAACAACCTGTTAGTGTTGAAGCTACTGGTTGAATACTATAAGCACCGGTCCCTGTTGATCCGGAAGTTGGGTCGCCACTATTAATCCATGTTCCATTTTTTCCAAAATATAATTTTGAATTTGTTATATCCATTGCAACCATTATAATATCGTTTGCTGCATAAGTTGCTTCGCCTGTATCAACATTACTTCCATTAGCTCTAACAGAGCCATCATCAACATAAGCATAAGAATAATTATCTTGTGATAATTCATCTGTACCATCATTCATTTCATGGTCTGTTATACCAACCATATTTGTTCCTGATCCTGCACTTACAGCTAATTTAAATTCAGCATAATATTTTCCAGTTGATACACCAATAGTAGAACGTAAATATCTATGACCTGCACTTGGACTTGCATACGTTGTGTTTGTATTACTTAGTGTTGCTCCATCAGATCCATAATATTCTAAATTATTAAATGTAGCAAAAACGTTACTTGGGCAATCTTTCATATTTGTAAGTGTACCTGCAGTTAAACTAAAATTATTACTATTAGCTGATTGGTCTGTAATTGTATTACCATCTTTTAAAATTGTAAAACCATCTGTGCCTGGAGTAAATGTAGGAGAAGTTTTTATTTTCCATTCTCCAGTCGTTGCATCTGTTTCACCAAAAACTGTTGGTTCATAAGCATAACCAGTTGAACAATGAAAATGAGAAATAAGACCATCAAAATTTCCAAAAGTATCGGTTTGACTTCTTAATGCTCTACCAACTGTAAAAGCACCATCTGAAGATAAGAATGTTGCTATTTGATATGAATTGCTTGATGGATTGTTATTTAATGAAAAACTTGTTTCTCTAACTCCATTAATATATAATCTACTTCTATCTCCTTGTGTAGAATTATCTCCTTCAATAATATAGTGGAAATGATACCAACCATTGGTATCTCTAAATTTTCTATTTGTTATTTGATAATATTGAGAAGTTCCACTACTATCTCTAAAATTAATTAATAAAGTATCATCAGAACCAAAATGGCAAGTAGATAAATTATTAGTAGCATTACTGCCTTTTCTTCCAAATAAACCCATTTCTCCTAAACCACTTCTTTTAAACCAAAATGAAAAAGTTGCTTTAAGATAATAAGCATTACTTGGTGTTCTTGATAAATATGTACTAGCCATTAATTAAATCCTCCTGAACCTGTAGCTCCGAATGAGTAAGATATTGAAAAAGCTCTTGCAGCTGTTTGACCTTGAGCATCCGTTGCTGTAACTGTAAAATTGTCCGTAGCTGCACTAGTATGTGCAGTTTGTGTTCCTGTTATTGTAGCAGATCCTACACCAGTATTAAAGGTTAATCCTGCTGTAACAGATCCAGTTGTAACTGCAAAAGATACAGCATTTGTTGCTGTTAAAGTTATTGTTGAAAGTGCTGCTGTTCCTGAAAATGTTCCTAAAGTTCCTGCAGCTGTAACCCAACCAGGTAAATCAGAAACTGTTAAAGAAGCTGATGATGTTCTAACTGCTAATCCATTTGGATTTTCTACTCTAACATAATAAGTTCCATCAGTTGGTAATGTAAAATTAGCTGTAATAGATGTTGATGAAGTAAATGTAATTGAGTTAGCTGGTGTAATTGCTCCTGTACTATTAATAGCCTCAACATGAGGAATAGAAGTAAAATTAGTTCCTGCAATCACTACATTAGTTGCATCGTTAGTTATAACAGAAGGAGTTAAAGATCCAATTGTTGGATAAACAATTGGTAAATTTGTTAAATTAGCTGCTGATACAGATGGTAAAGTTGCTGGAAAACGAGCGTCGGGTAAAGTTCCTGACCCAAGATTAGAAGCATTTAATGCTGTTAGGTTTGCTCCCGAAGTTGCACCTAAAGTTCCTGCTACATTTAAAGTTGCACCTGATGGAACTGTAATTGTATCACCAGATTCACCAACTTCAGTAGTTGTACCAGTTTGTGGTCTTATTTTATTTACTTCTAATATACTCATTAAATTACTACCAAATTCCCAGTTACTGTAACTGTGCCTGAAACTGTTACCGGTCCAGCCAACACTCCTGAATCCACTGTTTGAACATCAGAAATTGTTGAAGCGTGAGTTGTTACATAAGTTGTAGCTGTCATACTTGCAGACGGAGCTCGTTTTGCAGGGTAAGTACAAAATACAGTTTTAGTTCCCGCTGTAAAATTCACTTTGTTGTCTGAGTTTGAAGAGGAGATAACGGTATCTCTAGAAAGTGTATCAGTAGCTGCATCAGTTACTGTTCCAATACCGACTTCAAATTCAGATGTTCCGTCATGTGAAATACAATAGAACGTATTATTTGTAGTTCCAATACCAGCAACAAAAGTTTCAAAACCTGTTTCAGCAGAAGCTGATAAGTTTATCGTTCCTGTACCAGTAGATGTACTAGTCTGTTTAACTCTGTCATTTAATACAAAAGCCATTTATTAAATTCCTTTACTATTATGCGTCGCCTAGTCTAATAATAGCATTTGATGCATCAGCAGTAGGAAACTGAATAATAAAGTCTCCGTTTGTTGCTGTTTTATTGCCACCAAAATCTAATACTAAAACTAATTCGTTTCCGCCTCCAGTTGATTTATATATTGCAGCTCCTGCAGCAGTTAACGTAACAGAAGGAAAAGTTAAATCTTGAAAATCAACGTATGCAGTTGTTGTTCCTGCAACTCCGTTGTTCGTTAAATTATTTCCACCTGCTGTGTAAGATGTTCCTGAAGAACTAACTTCACTACCTGTTTGATACACAGTTGACGTTGCACTGTAGCCTGAAATGCTTGTATATAAAGCACACTTAAACGTGTTGCCTCCATTACCAGATGTATCAAAATTATAAACTCCTTTTAATAAACCTGTTTTAAACGCATTAGGTACTATATTTGCCATTTTTTATCTCCTTATTATGGTGATGGTGATTTTAAAGGAGTTCGAATAACACCATCTTGATATTCGTCTCTGCGTCTACGACCTTGTTGTTCAATCGCGTACGTTTGTAAAGCCCTTTGATATGACTGTTCATAGTATTGTAACATATCTTTAGGACCTTTCAAGTATCCATATGCTTCTACCAGAGTAGCATACAAAAGTAAATCTTGATATTTATTGCTTAAATAAGTTGTTGTAGAATTAGATGCACTAATTGAAGAAGGTTGTTTTACATACGCCATTGTAATTGCATATTGAGCATTTGGAGTAGGTGCCACAACCCAAAAATTAGCGTCCCAGTTAGCATAATATCTTGGAATTCCAGATTGGACTGAAGGTCTATCGTAGTATTCAGCCATGTAAGATGTGTCTTTTTTTTCTAAAAAAACTTGAACATTTGGTGTTACCGTTGTGTCCAATAATTGAATATATCTTATAATTCTTAAATCAGATGGAATAGTTACATATCTATTTCCAACAGCTAAATTAGATGTAGCATAAAATCTATTATCATCAGAATCCGCATCTCTATAAATTCTATTTTCAGCATTTTTTGTCATAGTAGTTAATATTGCATCAGTTAAAACTGTGCTATCAACTTCAGTATAATCTCTAACATCGTCTTTTAAATTTTGAAAAGTATAAGCCATTATCTAATTCCTCTTAACATGGGACTAACATATGCGTTTTCCCCACCTCCTGTTATAGTGCCTACTGCATTATAAGGCAAGGTTACAGTAAAGCCAGTGTTAACTGTTTTTGTTGCTGGCATTGCTCCAGTGTTTTCTGTTCTTGTTGTTATAGTTTGAATTTTTAAACTTGGAAAAACATTTACACCTGAAGTATGTGCTGTAGCTGTAGTACTAGCTCCTGTTACACCTCTAAAAAGAGCATTAGTTCCTCTTGTTAAACCAGTTAAATTTTGTCCTCCAGATTTAGCTGAATATTCAATAACTTCTCTTTGAACAACAGGAACATAATCTGCATCTCCTGCTGCGGGTGTAGTTGAACTTTGTATAAAAAAGAAACCTGTATTTGCACAAAGATTATTGCCATCAAAAGTTACAGTTGTAGCTGTAGCAGATAAGTTAGATGCTAAAATATGAAATAAAGGAAATATATTTGTGCTTAAATTAAAAGATTCTATAGTATTATTACTAGCTCCATTAAAAAATAAAACTTCGTCTCCAACTTTTAAGTTATGATTTAAAAAACTAACTGTTAATGTTGGACTACCGTTTGTAATTGAAAAAGGATCTTTTGGTAAAGCCATTGCAACAGGTGGTTCTTTTCTTGCTGGTCTAACATTTCTTAATGCAATACCATCACCTGTAATTGGTTTTGGTTCTAACTGTGGTTGTTTAGGTTCAAATTCTGAAGTATGTACTAATGCACCATTCCATTCTCTAACCATTTCTTTGTAAGGAAATTGCATTCCAGATCTGTCTGATATTGCAATTGCTCTTTTTCCTGATGCGTACTTTGACATTATGTTCCTGGATAATAAGTTTTAGGAGTTATATATGTGCTTGAAGCCGAACCATCTTCTGCAAGTGCTCTAGCTAATTCATCTTCATATAATAACTTCATTTGTTGAGTTAATTGTGGTGCATGTTTTTGAGATAAGTAATAAGTTAATCCTGAAACCATACAAGGTACAAATCTAAATGGTACATCTGTTGCATTTGTATAGTCACCTACATCATCTATTCTTTTAATATAATATACATGAACCATTTTAGATGCATTAGATGAATCTGGTGTAGGATAAACATGCATTACAGTTCTATCTATAAATCTTTCTACCCAATATTGATTAGGAGTTCCTTTAGAAGCTTTGTTAGAAAAACCTGCATAAACAGATCTATCTACTTTTGTCATTGGAGTATCTGATTGATCAGTCGTATTAATACTTGATCTTAATTGAGCTTCCAACATATCACTAACGCTAAAAACATTTTCTGCAGCGTCAGTATTAGTTTTTGTAGTTGCTTGATCACCAGCAGCTGTAGCTTCTGCTGAAGATCTATATAATTTATACGTAGATTGTCCTTCTACTAAATCAATATTAGTATCTTTTATTTCCCAATAATGGATTCCTCTATTTCCCCATTCTTGAAATAAAATATTTAATGATCTTCTTGAAGATTTTAATTGATAACCAGTTACGTTTTGAATACCTAAACGTTCAAAAGCTTCTTCTACTATTTCATCAATAGTAAAATTTTGTCCGAATGTAGTAGTTCCGGAAGTAGTGTTAGCCACAGTTTACCTCCTTAACCAGTGTAACCGATAGATACCGATGTAGTATTTGTTAAATCTAAATATACTCCAGTTTTACAACGAATACCTTCGCCAGGAACATAAATGTCTAAACCTTCTGTACCAAAGTTTCCTTCGAATACTAAAGTTCCAGTTGCATCTGTTCCGTCGTAAAGTTTAATATTGCTGTTAGCAACACCTTCACCTTGAATATAAGTTATTCTAGCTGGTCCAATAAAATTACTAGACGCATCAGTAGTTCTACCAAATCTACCGTCACTTGTACGATTAGAAAATTGTTGATCTGACATAATCTTTGTTTACTCCTAATTTAATTTAGGAGCACCCGAAGGTGCTCCTTTAATTTAATTATTACGATTCTTTAGCCCAAACACCTTGTGCTTCAAGTACAGTCCAATGTGCTGTAGAATTTAAAGATGCAATTTTAACAAAGTCTCCAACTTTTGAAGTTGCTTTTGTATTAATACAATCTTTGTTATCAGTTAAAGAGCCAGCATATAATATACCGTCATTTGCATTAGGACTTATAGTCAATGCATTTGTTCCATCAGCAGCTGTGTTTACGAAAGTAAACGTTCTGCCAATTGAGATCGCAGGTAAAGTAAAAACAGTTCCATCAGTTTTTGATGTAAAAGTTTTTCCTGAATCACCAGCTACTACGGAATAGTTAGCTTCTTTTGCTTCGATGTTAAATCCAGTTAGACCGGCTTCGTTTTTCTTACCGACTAATACTGGTCCTCTAAATAGAGTTGTTGCCATGATTAATCCTCCTAGTTAATTGCGAACGTAGTCTCTAGGCCGTCGACTATACTCGTCCACGTTCATTAATTAATTGTATAGTGCTAAAACTATATACTACTTTTGAGTAGAGCGCAAGAGAGCCTGTGATGTGGATTGGATTTTTCCAACGATGTAGCTTTTGATTAAGTAGCTACAGAAACTTCGGGGGCAGCGTCGTCTATCTTATTCTGCAGATGAGCTTTTTTAGCTTCTGCTATTTTTATATGGCTAAGAACTTCTCTGACTTTTCTGTCAATTCTAACCATATTGAGAGTATATCTACCCTCATTAAGATGCTCCTGCTCCCATTCTAGGTCCAGTACCTTCTTCTTTTTGTAAAGGTCTGTTAGATGTGTTTGCATCTCCATTTATAACCTCCTCATAGGTTATTCTATTTACTCTTGGGTCATGCATTTCTCCAAGAGATTCCCATTTTATATCATTTTTTCCAAGTTTGTCAATGATAGCATTTTCTACTTCTTGTTGGGAATCTAAAGACTTAATAATAAAATCTGTATAATAGTTATATGCGGATATTTGAATTCTAAATTTTTTAACCATTTCTCACCTTAAATTGTAATTGTGGCGGAACAATGTCCCGCCACAAAAAATTATTGATTACGCACCAGGCGAACCAAAGATACCTCTAGGGTCTGATACTCCAAATGAGTATCTTTCTCTAGCTTTGTATCTAACGTTGCCAGTATCGAAATCACCTTCCAT